ATCTAATACAATGGCTATTAAAGGCATACCAGCAAATCCCGATCCAATTGCAGCAGCACAAGCTGCGGGCAATGTGGATCTCGTAAGTAACACAACCTCCTATCAAGGTCTCCTTGACGGTCCTAACTCTGACTTGCGCTCACGTCTTTGGTCCGAGCTCGTATCACGCGACGCCCGGGAAAAAAACGTTTTCGCAAAGTTCATCGGGGGCGAAGGAAGCGGTAAACCAATTACCGAAAAACGCGACCTCTCAGCAGGCGGATCCGACAAGATCACATTCACAACTGTAGCTCCTATCCGTGGGCAAGGCGTTCGTGGGGAAGAAATCCTTAAGAACAGCACCGACACCCTCGACTTCGGAACATTCTCAGTTGAAATCGATCTCGTTCGTCACGCTGTTTCTTGGACGCAAGTTCTCAAGCTCATGCGCTTCACCGGCAAAACCATCGATCAGCTTTCAGCTGAAGTTATGTCCGAGTGGATGGCAAGAACCGAACAGGACCAAATCCAATTCGCACTTCGTCAGATCTGCATCAAGAACGGCGGAAGCTCGAACTTCATCAACGGATACGGAACCGGAGCCGCAGGAGCTTTAAAATATGTTGACGGATTAAGCACCGACATCATCCAAGAAGCTAAACAAGCTCTTATCGCTAATGGCGCTGAGCCAATGAATACTGGCGGAGACATTAACCAAGAAATTCCTGGTTATCTTTTCTTTGCTCCTGACGCATGCTTGCGTCCTTTGCGCTCCGATCCTGACTACCTTGAAGCAATCACTCAAGCAGACGCTAGAAGTGAGAACAACAAGCTCTATTCCGGTAGCTATGCAAAGTGGGACAACAATGTAATCGCTAACCATAACGTTCTTATCGACACCGCTCGTGGACGCCAAGGTTCGCCATTGTTGCCTACCTTCTATGCGTACGACGCAATCGCAGACGCAACTGCAGGAATCGGATCTTCTGACGGAGATTACATGGCTAACTTCCGTGGCTCATTCATCCGTATCCCTGGCGGAGGCGGACAAGCTATGGGTGGAAACGACAACGGAACGTTCTACGTTCTCGGTATAGACACCGACGGAACTTACGCGTTGTACAGCTACACCGGCGGCGGAATTGCTGGGGACTTCTCCACTTCAGGAGCATTGACCCGTATCGCAAACGCTGACGCAGGACTTGGCGGAAACGCTAAAGCTGATGGCGACCACGCATTCTCACAAGGCGCTCAATTCGTCCAAGCTAATGAAATCGGAACCCCAGTTGGTTACGCATTGGCAATGGGTAAAGACGCTATGTACTACGCCAAAGGAAAAATCTACGGTGAAGCCATCTATCATTACGATGATTTCGCTAACAGCGGTAACGAGGCACACCTCTCCGCAGTTGGTGTTCAGTCCGTCTATGGTATGGCTGCTCGTCACGACACTCGTGGAAGAGTACCTTCCGTTCAACTTATCGAAGTTGTACGTCAGGTTCCCGGGTTGTCCTTGACCCAGGCATAAGCCTAATGGATAGGAATTTTCCCTAACCACCATCCTTAAAACGGCCTCTCCCCTGCCTAGCGGGGGAGAGGTTTTTTATATCATGAAAATAATAATCATCGGAAAAAGTAATCAAATGGGCGCAACGCCGAATATCAGAGTTAAAGGCATGTCCCAGCTTAGATATAATTTTATCTGGGATCGAGAGATCAGACATTTCTCTTATGAGCCAAAGAACCAGAAGGAAGTCGATGACATCTTTCGGACGCAAGGTAAGATATATAAAACGATGTTCTTTTCCGTGTGGTTAGAGCCTAAAGCCGAGCCTGTAAAAAAGACTCGCAAAAAGGCTAAAACTCAACCGGTAGAAAAAGCGGAATTAGCTGCATAAAATGGCTCTATGGCCGCGCTTACATATTTAGATCTGAGGAATCAGCTTGCGTCCATGCTCGGCGCGGATTCGTTAGAGGATCTCCCGCCCGTCGATCAGGATCGTGTGGGAATTTGCGTTAACCAAGCCTATCGGGAGTGTTATCTTCCCATTGACGGCAAGCGTCCAATGTGGGCTCAAAAAGGTTTTACTCTGGATTATGAAGCGGATCAGGCAGGTGCCGATCTTCCCGCTGAAGTAACATCCGTTGATAAAATACCTGTACTAATAGGAGAGGGGCCTTTGTCCCCGATGACTGGACCAGAAGCCGAGACTCGAGCTCGCTCTATTTTTAGCTGGGACTTTCGAGCACCGTCTGGTCGAGGTCTTAATTTCCCGCACTATAAAGATAACGAGCCTGAAAAAGGCAGACCTATTTGGTACTATCTCGACAACCGAGATATGGGTAGCGACACAAAAGTCGTACCTCGTTTTTATTTATATCCCATTCCTGAAAAGGCATATCAAGTCGAGCTTTATGCTAATATAGTCCCAAGCGATCTATCGCTGGACACCGACGAACCTAGACTGCCGGCTGATATGGTTTGGGATATCATGTATCCTATCGCACAAGCGAAACTTCTTACTGACCCGAGATATAATGGGGATAATAAGGAGTTTATCGCTCGCTCGGCAGAAGAAGCCAGAAAAAGGCTTCGAACACTCGTAAATCCTCAAAAGCACAAAGGCTCGCTTAGACTTGTAAAGAGACCGGGCTTCTAAGACCATGGCAAAAGACCTGACAATCAGGCTTCTTGGCCGACCCCAAGTATCCAAGGACAATCAGCTTGGGTATCAGACCGTAAGACGAAGGTATGTGGTCGAAGGTCCAAGGGCGAGCTTGCAAGGAATTACGGATTCATCCAACCCTCTATTTCTTGAGGTTGGTACTGCGGATGAAGAATTTACCGATCATTATCTAGTCAATCAGCAATTATCCCCATCCGAGGGGACGATGGATAAAGCGATACTCGTAAGGGATTTCGTAGAAATCAGAAATACCTGGGCTTCCGAAAGCATAACCGAAAGTGGAGACTTAAAAAGACTGACTCGTCGTTATGTGGTTTTAAGAGCTCCTCACGCTCTTGGGTATGGTACGGATGCCTGGTCGAATCATCCCAGAAATCCAGAAAATAAGCAGAACGATCCATTTGACTATTTACCAAACGTGGTCGTTGAAACGCAGCCGGAAACACAGGATGTAATTCTTCCGCGACTACCTTGGGGGAGTGGTGGTAAAGAGGTATATCTAACAAACGACGAAAAGCTGTATTCCGCAGTCAGAAGATTGAATTCTTCGATGGGTGGCGGAGATTGGTTGCCTGTTGGCGCTCAAGTATCCATGGCTGCTCCGGGTGTGGATGTCTGGTCTGTTGCATGGGCTACACCCGGTGTACCTTACTGGACAACCGGAACCACTAAAGGCGGAAAACGGGCTGGGCCCGCTGCCGTTGTTGATTTTAACGAACACGGCATGCGTATAAATCAGATTGGGGTTGAAGGAACTTCTGTTGCCCAAGCATATACTTTTGTTTTTTACGCCGTTGCCGAACAACTACCAAGCGAGTTAATTACGGCTTTTGGTGGTACTTTTGGAATCCAGCCGTCTGTTAGTCTCGATTTTAATATGGTTGCTGACGGTGGAAACCGAAGAGCAGTTACCGAAAAACGACTGATACCGAACGCAGTATTTCAGCACAGCACTGGAGGTATTAAATTTCATAACACTGCCGGTGAGGAAGTACAAGTGGCAAGTGGGGAGGGCGCCTCAATGCAGCTGGTGTTCAAAGGTAATTTTATTGATCCTCCTCCTGGCTGCACCGCTCTGACTAGGGATAAACTCCCGGTTTTTCAGGGTGAGAAAATTAAATCTGCGGGCGGTAGTATATCTTACACTCATCTTTACGACACCTCTTTGAGCACGGCTTCTATGGTGGGTACAAAGATTCGTCCGATAGCTTCTCATAGAGACAAGAAGATCTGGCGCGTTGAAGTTTCTTACTTAAATTAGATGGATGATTTCGACGAAAAATACGAAGAGCTTGTTGAAAAGGTTCGCTTACTAGAGGAGCAGCTCGAAGAAATTAAGGAAGCGGAGGAGGATGATCCCGGTTTAATTGATGCGGGATCGTGCCAGGTAACGCTTGAAAATAATCAATTCTCAGCCCACTGGGTTTCTCCTGAAGACGCTAAATCTTTTGAAGATTGCGATGCAATAACGAACACACGGGACGCACAAAAACTTTTTAAAGAAGCTTCGGCTTTTCGAGATGCGTCCGATAAGCATAGATCTGTTGAGCATGGAGATTTAATGGTGCTTACATGCAATAGAGGAGAAGAGATACCTATAATTGTTGACGGAGTTGAGGTTGTTGATACAGCTGCCGAAAGAGAAACCAATGCGTGTTATTTTGTGGGTATGTGTATTCGCCCGGATGGATCTTTTCAGGAAGAGTGTCCTGCCAGTAGTGACGTCACAAATAAACAAAATCCTTGCGGAGATTCGGAGGATCCCGATGCAGAAACCTTTAAGGAATTTATTGCCTGGGATACATGCGGAAGAGGAGCATCGTGCGAGGTTGAATACGACGAAGATGGCAACCCACTACCCGCAAAAAGTGTAGAGATAACGGAAGTAACTAATCCCGATTCAGTCGAGCAAGCAGATACATTGCTTAAAGAATATTCTCAAACGGAAGGATCGGAAGAAAAGCTTGCTGATGTTGTAACCGGGCTTACCGTAATTACAGAAGACACTTTAGATGAATCTTTCTTCGAAGGAGAGACCAACCTTTTATT